GACAAAATAAGTCTTTCCCGTATTTTACACCCGTGGATTGCATGAAGTTTTCGAGTGTACTTGCAACAGTCGCAACCTGTTTCTGGACTGTTTTGAAATATTCCGGAACAACATTCCAAATATCTCGGTCTGCATACTTTTGCGCATATTCAAGGTAAGCACGAATACACTTTTGAAGTATGACGGGTAATTCGGCGTCAAGTTTATATTCAAGCGTTGGATCGGCATCCTTGACTTGTTTACCAAAGTTCCACGTAAGAATACGACGCAAAACACTTCCCGAATTATCTTTCCAGTTTGGAACTTCATTACCACCAAGAATACCGGGTGTTGTCCATTCAAACGATTTAGCTTTTTCGTGTTTTACGGCAATAGATACGTCTTCACCAGACACAATAGACTGAAATTCAGCCTGTTCGAGTTGTAAATCACCTTTTACTTCAGGGGCTATGAACATAAATGCATCATAAATAGACGATAAACCAAATTTCTTTTCAACATTATTTGAAAGTGTACGTACATCATCTGCGTTATAGAATTTACGAAACACCTTTGTGATAAGTGTCGATTTACCAGAACGTGCAATACCCTTTAAGAAAGGTATAACCTGCCATGTATCTATATCATTTACACCAAAACATAAACGACCACCCATAACATACATCCATTTGGATATATCTGAATCAAACTTTTGGTACTCGAGAATCGATTGAAAAAAGGGTGTTGGAATATCATACCAGTTTTCGAGGTGTTCGTAATTCGTAAATTCCTTATCGAAATATTTACAACTTACAATGGTTTGATCAAGATTTTTAAATTCACGCGACTCGTATGTATAAAAGTTCGATTCATAAAGCCCCGTTTGCGCAGACCACTCTTTACCTATAAAAATTCCATTTTTAAACGACCAAACATGCCTATTTTTAATAATCTCTGGAAACTGCATATCTTTACAGTGTGTTAAGTGTCGAATAACGTCGTTATACGCCGATCCACGACTCGATAAATTTTTCCAAAGTTCGTACCGTGTTTCTTTTTGTGCAACTCCATAAACATATTCCTGTATTGTTTCAACCTGTTTCCATGCACGTGTATCTTTACCATCTTCGGTCTTAATTTGTGTACAACAGTACCCTTTGTATCTTTTAACATTCGTTTCGTAAAGGTTTTGCAAACACGCGAGAATGGCCTGTTGGTACGGTGCTAATTCCTCTACCTTTTCCATAGTTGAACACCTAAAAATAGATGGATCTGATTCTGGGTTTATGGGAACGTATGTCGGATTATTTATACGTTCATGTATACGCGCCGCTCTAAAAATAATTTGCCATGCATCGTCGACTTGATCAATAAGACGATTTATACGCATGGATATTTTCATATCTTCATCGTCTTCGGTATCTAAAAGTTTTAAAACTTCAGCCCGATGATACATTTGTCCCAACTGCATTTTTAGGCGTTTATGGTTTCCAGAAACAAGTTCAACGTCAAACCGAACGGGTAATCCCGTTTCAGGGTCGAGGTCCTGAGGATTTATAAAGTTTTTATATCCAAGTTGGAACGATATCATACTATTATCCGTAGTATTGATGTCCCACATATCTTCTAGTTCTGATAGAAGGTGCATAAACTCTTCAGGGTTGAGTGATTGAATCTGGTTAGACCACATAATAGCATTGGATTCACGTTGATTTGATTCCGAACTAATAAAATGTGTTTCCTCCATTTTCTTTTATTACATATGGATTATTTTTCTAAGTTAATTTTTTTGCATCTGAGATAACATTTTTATAAGAATTTTGTTTTGAACTTCCATCTGTCTGGAAATATTTACCAGTGCAGAGCATACGGTATCCCCTTCTTCGGTGGCGAGGACCGAACTTAAGAGTCCACCCATATCCATGATATATGGTTCATCTTCCATATACTCATCAAAATCTTCATTTTCTAATTCATCGATATCTGGGAATTCATCTTCTTCAATATTCGATCCAGTTTCGGATCCATATTCTTGTCCTTCAATTTCGCTATTTTCCTCAATTTCTTCAGTTGGTTCAAGAAGTGTTTCTTCTTGATCGGTCATTTATATGTACCAGGAAAAATAGGGTCGGGTTTTTTCGCAGGTTTCACCCGAAAAAAAAATCTCAGCCTATAGTACAAAAACAAACAATATGGCCGGTGGTCTCATGCAACTCGTCGCCTACGGCGCCCAAGATGTCTACTTGACTGGTAACCCAAAAGTCACTTTTTTCCAGGCGGTCTACAAACGCCACACTAACTTTGCGATGGAAAACATCGAACAAACTGTCAACGGTACTGCCACGGCTGGTGGTCGCGTTTCCGTCACGGTCGCCAGAAATGGTGATTTGATCTCGGACATGTACGTCGAATTGACATGCAAAACTGCACCAACTATTACTGAAGATGCGTGGATCGCGGAAGCCGCGATCTCCACTGTCGAATTGTCCATCGGTGGTCAAAGAATCGACAAGCACTACCAAAAGTGGTGGAGATTGTACGCGGAATTGTACATGGACGAATCCGCGAAGTTGAACTACGGTAAGATGACTTCGGCGACTATTGATGACGAAAAGGTCTTCTTGCCATTGATCTTTTTCTTTAACAGAAACCCAGGATTGGCCTTGCCATTGATTGCTTTACAATACCACGAAGTCAGAATTGACATCGACTTGGCGTCCACGTACGGTCTCTTCGACTCGTTGAAGGTGTGGGGTAACTACATCTACCTTGACACTGAAGAACGCAGACGATTTGCGCAAAAGGGTCACGAATACTTGATTGAACAAGTCCAACACACTGGCTCGGACTCTTTGGCTACTGCCGGTTCGACTAAGCAAATCAGATTGTCGTACAACCACCCAGTCAAGGAATTGGTCTGGTGTACCACTGAATCCTCCAACGTTATCGGTGACACGAACGGTGTGTGGAACTTTACTGACACCTCGGTTACGGTGTCTTCCGCCATGGCGTCGGTCACCGACTCTAACGTCGCGATTGCCCCAAATGCCGCGGGTGCGCCAGCCTTGTATGGCCTCGCGCAATTCGATGAAGAAACTTCGGGTCCACTCGACAGCTTCAAGTTGGTCCTCAACGGCCAAGACAGATTCAAGGAACAAGGCGGTAAGTACTTTAACTCCGTCCAACCATTTGTCCACCACTCCGCCTCCCCAATGCCAGGGATCTACTCGTACTCCTTTGCGCTCAAGCCAGAAGAGCATCAACCAACGGGTACCTGTAACTTCTCCAGAATCGACAACGCGCAAGTCTCCATTTCGGTCAAGGGTGCCTCGTCTCCAAGAGCTTCTGCGTCCACCAAGAATACTCTTAACATGTTCGCGACGAACTACAACGTCCTCAGAATCCAATCGGGTATGGGTGGCCTCGCGTTCTCCAACTAAGCGTCTATTAAGCGTTTAAAAATTTAAAAAATAAATAAAATTTACAATTTAAAAATTAAAATTTAGACCAAATTTTAAAGTTTAACCCCCAAAACTCGACGCAGTTTTTGCATAACGTTAGGATCCGGAATTGATTTACCTAATTCGTATGAAGAGATGATATCTGTTGATACGTTTATAAGACCCGCGAGATCCTTTTGCGTATACTGTTTTGCAACACGCGCCCGTTGGATCGTTAATCCTGTTTCTTTACTGACTTTCTTGTGTGTACCGGCTAATTCGGCTTCATCCAGTTTCTGTTCCGGTGATTTTCCCGAATATTGACCCCGTTTCGGTAACCTAATTTCCTGACCCATGAACTTGACGTATTTTTCTTTTTCTCGTGTTTTATCAATTTTGCCACGAATAACGACTGGATCCCAATCTTGGTAATGGTTCATTTTGTTTCAAAGAGACTTAAAATTTTAAGTAGTGATACTGATATAATGAATTTTATAATTGGAATATCAGTAACTTTTACCGTACTTGGTGTTATGATATTATCACTTTTCTGCCCAAAATCGTGTTGTGATGATACTGAAACTGAAACATAAAGAATTACGCGTGTAATACGTTAATGGAACCTATATATACATTTTTAATAATTTTTGGAAGTGTGTTTGGTTCGTGTATGTTGTTTAATCCCGTGGTTAAGTGTTATTATTACTGTTTCCCGTATAAAAAGGAACACATTGTTGAAATATAAAGATTTTATCATATATACTAGTAAGTATGATAGAAGTCTACACAGACGGAAGTTGTTTAGGAAACCCCGGTCCCGGTGGTTGGGCGTATATTATAGACGACTTTATAGGTCGAGGTGGTGCTAAGGTAACCACAAATAATGTAATGGAAATGACCGCGGTCGTAAAAGCACTCGAGAAGTGTATAGAATTAGGACACGATACCGTAACTGTATATACCGACAGTAACTACGTAAAAATGGGGTTACTCGAGTGGTCTAAAAACTGGGAACGTAACGGTTGGAAAACGAGTAAAGGTGAACCCGTAAAGAATAAGGATTTATGGATACACATGTTATACTTATTGCGTAAAATTGAGTTTGTTGATATAAAGTGGGTCAAGGCACACAATGGAAACAAAAAGAACGAGATTGTAGATACACAGGCTCGCGAATATGCTTATTTATTTTCTAAGAAAGAGTAATGGGAGAAGTACCAGAACAACATCATTGGTGTCCAAAACAAGAACAACTCCTAATCCGATGGGCCGAAAAGGCTGCCGGATACAGATGGTTACACAATCACGCACGTATGTTTTATAAAAAACAGAACGATTGGTTATCGTACCCGTGTATAGTTATATCGAGTATTACGGGTGTTGGCGGGTTTGCGGTTTTAAGTCCTAATGATCAAAACATGTCGACCGAACAAAAACAAAAAATTGTTATTTTTCAATATTTTTTCGCGTTTATGAATGTTATTGCGGGTATACTTACATCGATATCAAAGTTTAACAATTCTTCACGTATGATGGAAGCACACTCGGTCATGTCTGTCCAATACTCAAAATTCTATAGGAACATTGATATGGAATTATCACTCGAAACGAAATATCGTGAAGACGTTTTAGATTTTGTGAATAAAGTGCGTTTAGAATACGATAGATTACTTGATGAAGCACCCGATATACCCGGGCACACGATAGAGGTGTTTAACGAAACGTTTCCCGATAAAGAAAATAAACCCGACGTGTGTAACGGTTTAAGTATAATTTCAAATAGTGAACTAGTTAAACAAGACGATTCGCGTGTATCAAACGCTATAAAAAAATGGATGACGCGTCCAAAAACACCAGATAACAAATTACCAACACCGAGACACTCACTAGATCTAGAATCTCATCCTTCGTGTGGGGTATAAAGATTATGGTTTATATATGAATATGATCCTATAGCTCAGTTGGTTTAGAGCGCGGTGCTTATACACTACTAGGTATACCTAAGTGACTTTAGTGTCACAAACGCAACGCCGAGGTCGCGGGTTCGACCCCCGCTGGGATCACGCCTACTTTTTAACGTGTTAAAGATATACCCCGTTAAAAAGTAAATGATCAGAGTTTCTTCAATTCCCCCGTCCCCCGAAAATAAACGTAACCAAATACGTAAGAACATTCTCGAAGGTACGTATTCTAAAAAAATAAATATTGCGTTTCAAACGTTCGAGAACCCACGTCTTCAGTTTAGGTTCGCGGAAGCACTCGACGAGGCCGATGAAAAGTGTTACGTTTCGGGAACATCAGAAGAGTGTTTTGCGGCATGGCAAGAAGTTGATGAATTGGAAGATTCAATGA